TTTTTGGGTTTAACTGTTCACACTGTTCACCTTTGGTTTTTTATTAATACTTTCATAGTGATACAGGGTGAACATACGGTGAAGGGTGAACAGTGGATTGTTCACCCTTGAGGGAGGGGCTGACACAAAAAGACCGGCTGTTGCCGGTCTGAGACAGGTTAAGTCGCGGTGGGTTCGTCGCACTTCGGCAGCCAGTCGCCGTAGCTTTCTTCTTTCAGCGACAGGTTGGTTTGTATCCCCTGCTTTGTGTGCCGCTTCTCATAATTCATCCCGTACTCTTTCAGCATCATGGGCAGTCCCAGCCCGAACATTTTCAGGCTGAGCACGTTCCTGTAGCCGTTGGCCTCCATATAGGCCAGATAAGCGTGATAGAGATATTTACGGTAATTACGCGGGATGATACTGGCATTCCCCATAAACATCCCGTTGGTCTGCGGTAACATTTCCAGATAGCCGCAAAAATCAAAGGTCGGGTCAGCGTCGCGTTTAATACTGAGCGCCTCATCGGAGTTCTGCTGCGACTGGAGCAGCGAACGGGCACTCATCGGGTCACTGAACTGCTGCATTAACTGGCGCACGATGACGGCCAGCTCGCGGGCGATTTTATCCCTGAGCTGCGGGTCGCGCTCCTCCGGGGCTATCTGCTCCGGGAAGTGGATAATCACCCGGCGACGTGACACGCCGCCGCTGCGGTCGGTGAAGCGCATCGGGTTATTGTTCACGGCCAGAATCACCGCCGGGATATGCGTTGAGTACGGGTTCTGGTATTTCGGGTCGACCGACACCGCATCGCCGCCGGTGATGGCCTTGAGCCCCGCACCGTCACCACTCCATTTCTCCTGGTCAGGCAGACGTATCAGCGAGAAGCCAATCAGGGAGGCACGCTTACGCGGGTCTTCCAGCGTGTCGATATTCGCCGATGTGGCGTTATCCTCTCCGGCCAGCATCGTGGCGATTTCGGCCAGAATACTTTTCCCGCTGCCACCGGGGCCGGTCACTTCGAGAAAGAGCTGCCAGTCGTAGCGGTTCGCCAGCACCATAAACAGCGCGGCCAGAATCACGTCGCGTTTTGTCGGGTTGCCACTGGCCGCCCGATCGAGCCAGCGCCAGAAGTTAGGCGCATGGGTTTCCAGCGTTTCCCCTTCTACCGGCGGAGTAAAATCCACGTCGCACAGCGTGCGAAGCCAGTGCGATTTGCTGTGCGGGCTGAACAGGCCGCTCTGGGTATCGAGTACCCCGTTGCGAAAACCAATCAGACGGCGTGCCGGTGCGGCCTGCTGAGGAATAATCAGCTTCAGCGTCTCCACCACTGACGCAATCCTCCCCGATGAAAACGGGGCGCGCAGGCGCTGGAAAAGCCCTGCTACGTCGCGTTCGAAATTGGACGGCTGAATGACTTTCCATATCCCTGCTTCATAACGGGACAGGAGCTGGCCGTTCGCATCCACCGCCAGCGCTTCGCCGTAATGCTCATGTACCCGCCAGGCTTTGTCGCTGGCGCTCATGGCGGTAAATTCCGCCTCGCTCATGGTGTCGAAGGGGCTTTGGGCCGCTGGCCGGATAGCGGCATAAATGGCCTTCCGTGTGGCGTCCTCCCCCTTCAGCATCGCCGCATCATTCCAGTCACCAAATACCGGCGGCAGGGCGACAATGCCCTCACAGGCTTCTGCGGCCGCGGCGGCTTTAGTCTGGCCGGTGCCGTTCAGGTCACGGTCGGCGGCGAGGATAATCTGACAGGCCGGGTGCTTGCTGCGGGCCAGGCTCGCCAGAGAAAGAAGGTTCACGGACGACAGCGCCACCATGACGGTTTCGCCGGTCAGGTGATGCACGGTAAGCGCCGTCGCATAGCCCTCCGCTATCCACAGGCGTTTTCCCGCCTGTTTCTGCCCGTCGATGAGATGGCATGCCCCTTTGACCTGCCCGCCTTTCAGGGTGCGCTTGAGCCCCTCAGCATTAATAAGCTGGAGGTTAACCAGCGCGCCGGTCCCGTCATACAGCGGCACTACCACATCACCGGCGCGGTAGGCCACGCCGCCGGTTTTGTGGGAAGCTGTCAGCGTCAGACACTCACGACCGGCAAAGCCCTTGCGGGTCAGGTAGGCATTGCCGGTGGCCGGGCGGGTTTTCTCCAGCAGTCTGACGGCCAGCGCGGCCGCTGCTTTGCGGTCGGCCTCCGTTCCGGCCTCTGCGGCCGCTGTCACCTCCGGGGCTACCGGCGGCAGATTCCCGGTGACGGCGTTCACCTTCCCGGCGGCCTCGGATGCCGATATGCCGAACACCTTCTCAACCAGTTTCAGGCCGTCACCGGCGCCGCACTGATTACAGAACCATGTGCCGCGCCCTTCCTGGTCATCAAAGCGGAACCGGTCAGCGCCGCCACACACCGGGCAGGCCTGATGGCGGTTTTTTATCACTTTCATCCCCAGCGCCGGGAGAATGCGCGGCCAGTGGCCGCACGCCTGTTTTACCGTGTCCGTTACGTTCATTTTCATGGTTTTTCTCTCCCTCAGTGCAGTACAGGCGATGTGATATGGCGGGCACAGAGCTCATCCATCACGGCGAGCCCGAGGAAGGACAGCGACGGGGCGGCTTTCAGCGGCCCGGCCTGCATCAAATCTTCCAGCAGCGCACAGGCAATCAAACGACCTTTTTCCTCGCCATGCTGGCGCAGGTAGAAGCCCTCCAGCTCGGTAGCGATGGCGCTTTCCAGCGCGTCGAGGGTGAGGTGAGGATAGCGGTGCTGGCGTTCGCACAGGGTCAGCCAGGCACAGGCCACGGCACGGCGATACAAGGCGGCACGCAATACGGGCGGCAGAGGCGTTTTCATACGTTGCCCTCCCCGGTGAACCAGCGGTGATTGCAGCGTTCGACCACGCCGTCGAGCTGGGCGGTCATCAGGTAAATCACGGAGGTAAGCTGCGACTGTTGCGCCGGGTCGCGGCGAATGGTAGTGCAGTCCTGCTCCTGCATCATCGCGCTGACAAAGTGGCCGACGTTACGCAGGTGCTCAAGGCATTCGAGGTCTTTTACGGTGATGGCGGGCTGTTTCATGCGCGCACCTCCGCCACCGGCAGACGACCGGCAAACGAGAGGACGTAATCGCGAACGAGGGAAAGGCGTGCGGCGTGTTCATCTCCGGCGACGGCGCGGAGCATACAGATACGGGGCTGACGGTCTGCGCGACGGACAGCGGCAAACACGAAGACAAATTGCGGGTGAGACGGGGTGAGGGTCGTAGCCATAAGGGCAACCTCCATTGAGTAGCGGTTATCGCCACCACCGGAGTTCTCACGCTCGGGTGGTAGCCCAGACGGGGGTGAGAAACCGGCCTCAATGGGTACCGGCCAGCCCGAAGGCTGCCCCGCCTGAGCCACCATTACGCAGATACAGCAACGGCTTAAGAACCGATGCGTAAACAACAGGTGCACATAGGCATAGACACAAAAAAAGACGCATGGCGCGTCCGGTGTCGCCACTGAGTAACTCGGGTTCTCACGCCCGGCTGCCGATTTTGCGACAGCGAGAAAACTATACCTGGAAACGGCGAAGGGAAGCAAGCCAGAAAAAGGGGCTTTTTGCAGAACGGGCATCATCATGCGTCATAGCCCCGGTTGCGTTCAGCGATACGGTCAGCCATCCACCCGGTGATTTCCGACTGCGCCCACGCCACGTTTTTCCCGCCGAGGGAGATTTGTTTCGGGAAAGCCTCCCGGCTGATGAGGTCGTAAATCGTGGAGCGGGATAACCCGCACAGATGCATCACTTCGGGCAGGCGAATAAAACGCTCCTGAACGGTGTCAGAGACCGGCATCAGCGGCGCGGCAGGGGCAGAAGACGGGGAAGAAAAAGCGGTGTGCATCGGGCTACCTCATAAAGTCCATACAGTGCCGGTCGTGTCCGTCCGGCCTCGGGTAGCTCTCTATTTTGTGAATATTTTCCCTGAGGGCAACAAGTCATTTTGTGGTGTCTCACCACACAACAGGCTAATTTTTAATCAAAAAAAGGTGCTGGCCTATATTGGCCATTATTGACCGTTATTGGCCATTGTTGGCAAAGCGATTAATTACTAAATGGAATTTTAAATTAATTATTTATCCCAAATAATTCTAAGTATCTCAAAAACGGTCAGCGGTTAATAAATAGCCAGGGTGAACAGTGGTGAACAGACGGTGAACAGTCACCCTCTCAACTATTCACCCTTTATCTTACTGTATTACTTATATTTTTTCTTATGGTGAACAGTGGTGAATAGTTAACAGTAAAAAAACAAACGGTGAGTATGCTTTTCCTGAGACCTTTCTCTGGCAAGCCGGGTTTTAACGTCCTGTTTGTGCCAGCACTGCCACAACCGCAACAGGTCGTGTTGTTGTGTGTGCCCCGGCAGAATCACCTCATGTTGAAACCACGAGGAAACCTGCCATGACCGACACCACCTTTATCCCTGATTACCTGAAACCGGCGCTGGAGCGACTGGCCGAGGCCAGAGCAGCCCATCTTGAACAGGCCCGCCTGATGGAGGACACCCTGACGGCCATCACCCGCGCAGAGGAGCAGAAAGCGGAGCTGGAGCAGGACAACGGCAGCGACACCCGCACCTGGCGTGCTGCTTTCCGTGCCGGGGGCGCCATGCTGACGGATGAGCTGAAAAGCGGCCATATCGAACGCGTGGCCCGCCGGGAGCTGGCGCAGGAATGCCACAACCTGACCGAAGTGCTGGCCTTTGAACGTGACCAGCTGAAAGCCACCTGCAACAGCACCGCGCGGGCATTCCGCCAGGCGCATCATGCTGTGCTGAGTAAATACGCTGAGGAAGAGCTTAACCGCGCGCTGAATGACACCCTCGGGCCACTGGTCCGGGCGATGGTGCTGAAAGCGGAGGTGATGGCAAACCCGCTCGCCAACACCACCGGCCATCAGGGGTACACCGAGCCGGAGAAAGAGGTCATGCATCAGGTGGTGACCTTCCTGACCGGGAAAGTGAGCGCCTTCTCCGTCACGCCAGCCGATGAGCCGGTGCTCTCCCTGACCGGCTTCCCGGCCGTCGCGCTTGCGCATATGGACCACGACGCCGCCAGCACGCCCGGCGAGCGTAAGGTCTGGCAGGAGAAAATCCGTCAGCGCGAGGCTGACCTGAAAGCGCGGGGGCTGCTGCCATGATGCACTGTCCGTTCTGCAAAAAGTCGGCGCATGCCCGCACCTCCCGCTATCTGTCGGAGAACGTCAAACAGCGCTATCACCAGTGCACCAATATTGAGTGCTCGGCGACGTTCCGCACCACTGAAGCCATCGACGAGGTTATCCGGCCCCCGGCGGAGAAAGCGCCGCCTGTCGCGGAGCCGGTCACACCCCCGGCACCCCGTAACGTGCAGGGCTGCTACAGCTCGCCATACCGTCATTAATCAGGGGAGAACTGACCATGACCACCCTCACGCTACAGCAGGCCTTTGAAGCCTGTCAGAAGAACGAAACCGCCTGGCTGAACCGTAAAGCCGAACTGGCGGCCGCAGAGCAGGAATATCAGGAACAGGTGCTGGCCGGGGATGACCGTATCCCGGCAATTATGCAGGAACTGCGCGACATTATCGATGTCAAAAAATGGGAGATAAATCAGGCCGCCGGGCGCTATATCCGCTCCCATGAAGCGGTGCAACGCATCAGTATCCGCAACCGGCTGAATGACTTTATGCAGGCGCACGGGACAGAGCTGGCCGCCACGCTCGCCCCGGAGCTGATGGGACTCAGTCAGCAGCCCGCACTCCTGACCGGCCATGCGCTCGACCGTTCGGCGCATTACCTGCGCGAAGCGCTGTCAGTGTGGCTGAGTACCGGTGAAGAAATTAATTATGCGGCAGAAGACAGCGATATTTTAACGGCCATCGGATTCAGGCCTGACGCGGCTTCGCGGGTGGATAATCAGGAAAAATACACCCCCGCACAGAGCCTGATTTATGCCCGCCGGC